TACCGGCGAAATTGCTGGACGTGTTCTCCGGCGAGGTTCTCTATCGCGGAGCCTACGGAGGACGCGGCAGCGCCAAGAGCAGATCCTTCGCAAAAATGGCCGCCGTGCATGGTCTGCGCTGCGCGCAGGCGAATGAAAGCGGCGTTATCGTCTGCGGCAGAGAGTTTCAGAACAGCCTCGATGACAGCTCGATGGCGGAGGTCAAGGCTGCGATCGAAAGCGAGCCGTGGCTGGCCGCTCATTACGACGTCGGCGAGAAATACATCCGCACGCGAGACGGGAAGATCGATTTTCTGTTCGCCGGCCTCCGGCGGAACATCGAGAGTGTGAAATCAACCTCCCGCATCAGGCTTTTGTGGGTCGATGAAGCGGAGCCGGTATCGGAAGCCGCGTGGCAGAAGGCAATTCCGACCGTCCGTGAGGAAGGTGCCGAGATTTGGATAACGTGGAACCCTGAGAGACGGGCGAGCGCCACAAATCAGCGTTTCCGCATCAATCCGCCGGAGAACAGCAAGTTCGCGGAAGTGAATTTCCGTGATAACCCATGGTTCCCAAAAACACTCGACCAGATACGGCGCGAGGATCTGGCAAAACGCCCGGAGATGTACCCTCACATATGGGAGGGTCAGTACGCTGTCGCGCATGCCGGCGCGTATTACGCCGCGTTTCTGTCGGAAGCGCAGCGCGAGGGCCGGATCTGCACTGTAGGCAAAGATCCGCTGCTGCCGATCAGAGCGTTCTGCGACATCGGCGGGACCGGCGCTCGAAGTGATGCATTCGCGATCTGGATTGCACAATTCGTCGGCAGAGAAATTCGTCTCCTCGACTACTACGAGGCGGTTGGACAGCCATTATCTGCGCATGTCGAGTGGATCAGGGAGCGCGGATGGGGCAAGGCGCAGATAATCCTGCCCCATGATGGCGCGACGCACGATCGCGTCTACGCAGTGTCATTTGAGAGCGCATTCTTTGAGGCCGGGTTCAATGTTGACGTGATCCCCAATCAGGGACGAGGCGCGGCTCGATCACGAATTGAGGCGGCGCGGAGACTGTTCCCAATTTGCTGGTTCAACGCGAACACGACGGAGCCCGGTCGCGATGCGCTCGGCTGGTATCACGAACGCAAGTCCGAAGACGTGCGCGACGTTGGTCTAGGGCCTGAACATGATTGGTGTCTGGCGGGCGATACTGAAGTCATTACTCGCGACGGGTTGTGCGCAATATCAAAGATGGCTCAAACGGGGGAGGTCCTGACACTATGCGGCTGGAGGCCATATCACAGTCCACGTGTGACGCGGAGAAATGCCCCACTTGTGGAGGTGACGTTCAGCGACGGGTATGCGGTGAAATGTACGCCGGAGCATATGTTCTTAACGGCGAACGGGTGGAGATCCGCCGGAAGCCTAGATACGGGTTTGTCGATCCTGTGTGGCTCGACCCGCTCACGTGGTATTTTGAGGGCGGTCTATACCGGCTTTATCCGGGCGAGCGCTATTACATGCGCGGCGGCAAGGCGCTGCATCGCGCTAGTTGGGAGGGTGCTGTCGGGCCTGTTCCCGATGGCTGCCACATTCACCACGTCGACGGCGATTCCGGCAATAGCCGGTTGGAGAACCTCGAATGCCTGCCCGCCAAAGAGCACTTCTCGCTTATTGGACACAAACGAGAGCATTTCGGAGAGCACTTCTCCGCAGAGGCGCGAGGCGCTGCTGCTGCGTGGCATTGCTCTTCTGAAGGCCGCGAATGGCACCATCGGCATGCCTTACGGGCGCAGAGTTGGACAAAGTGGAAGCGCGAGCCTGCGGCTTGTCTGCAATGTGGCGCGTCGTATATGCGACTGGAGCGGGCTAACGGGCGCAGTCAGGTCTATTGCTCGCGTCTCTGCAAAACACGCGCATATCAGGCGCGTCGTCGCGCTGAGCGAGACGCAGGACGTGTGGTGTCTGACGGTACCTGATGGGCATTCGTTCGCTCTCGCGAACGGCGTGATCTCGCACAACAGTTCGAATTGTGCCGACGCATTTGGGCTGCTCGCCGTAGCCTACGAAGCGCCGCGCGGTAGACCGACGAAACTTACTTATCCGGCGCAAGCGGCGTTTGTTTGAGGAGAAAAGACAGACAATGGCAAGTCAAAGTGATGCACGGATGTTCGCCGAACTGACGGAGCGGGTCGCGAAGATTGAGGGGCTGCTCGAAAAGGTGGTGGACAAGCTTCAAGAGCTTTACATGCAAGCCGGCGGCGGCGCTGAAGACCTGATGCCGGTCATCTATCCGGAACCAAAAGAAGAAGCAAAAGAAGAGCCTCCGAAAGAATAATCGATGTCCGACATCCTCGCCAAGTTGCCTGGTTTGACGCGCGGTGTTCAGCCGGCACAGGCAAAGATCGAGCAGGAGCTGGATCTCGGCGACATCGATGAGCAAGAGCTGAAGCAGATCATTCAAGGCGAGCTGCAGGCCAGTCTGGGCTGGGAGGGCGGCGAGCTTGCTGCGGATCGCATGGAGGCGCTCAAGTACTATTACGGCGAGCCTCTGGGCACGGAGGCACCGGGTCGCAGCAGTGTTGTCGCGCGGAGCGTCCTCGAGGCGGTCGAGTGGGTCTTGCCGGCATTGCTGCGGATCTTCACGGCAAGCGACAAGATCTGCGTCGTCGAGCCGCCTACGCCCGATCAGGAGGAGATGGCGGAGGTCGCGACGGAGTACCTCAATGTAATTTGGTACAAAGACAACTCCGGATTCATGGTGCTCCATGACATGATGAAGGATGCCCTGCTCGAAAAATTGGGCTGGGTCAAGGTTTGGTTTTCGACGGTGAACGAGAGTGTCACCAAATCGTACACGCACATAACGCAGGAACAATACGACGCACTGCTGCAGCAGGATGGCGAGGTCGAGGTTCTGAAAGAGCGCTCCTATCAGGAGCAGATCCCGCGACCGCCTGTGCCATTGGCCGCGATACTCAGTCAGGCGGCGGCCCAAGCGCCGATGCAGCCGGGCCCGATGTCTGCGGCGATGGCCGGCGCGCCGAACGGGCCTCCGCCGCGCCCGCCTATGCCTATGATGCCGCCGGGTCCGATGCCGGGCGCAATGCCTCCACCAAACGGTGCAGGCGGACCTCCGCCGCCGATGCCGATGCCGCCGCCGGGCGCACCGCCTGGCATGCCACCTGGCGCACCGCCAAATGGCGCGGGGCCGATGCCGCCGCAGCCAAATGGACCGCTAGCCGGACCTCCGGCACCTAACGGTATGGGCCCGCTCGGCATGCCTCCTATGATGGTGCCGCAACCGCCTCTGCCGGTGACGTTCTATGATTGCACGTTGGAGGTGACCAAACCGAAAGAGCGTGTTGTCATCGAGAACTGCCCGCCTGAGGAGATACTCGTCTCGCGTAAGGCAAAGCGCGGCTCGATCCCCTTTATCGCGCACCGCATGCGCCAGACCTACAGCGACTTGATCAATGCCGGCTATGACGCCGATTGCCTCGACATGGTTCCGCAAGACAGCATGGCGGAGTGGAATCAGGAGAAGGTTACGAGAAATCTGCCGGAGAATGCGGATTTCTTCCCGCCCTACAATCGCACCGGCCCGGCGCGCGACCTGTGGGTCGAGGAGAATTACCTCTACTTGTCGCTCGAAAAAGACGAGGACACGACTGAGCTGTACAAGGTCACGACAGCCGCCGGCGGTAAGGTCATCCTGACAAAGGATGGCAAGCCCGACATCGAGCCGGTGGCGGAAATACCCTTTTTCTCCATCTGCCCGATCCCGATGCCTCATAAACTGGTGGGGCTGTCGCTCGCCGATCTGACGAAAGACCTTCAGCTCATCAAGTCCACGCTCATGCGGCAGATGCTCGACAACGGGTATCTGTCGAACTGGCCGCGCATCGAGGTCGGCGACGATGTCGCAAACGAAAACACGTATGAGGATCTGGTAAGCCTCCAGCCTGGCAGCTTGGTCAGAACCCGGCGCGTCGGCGGTATCATGCCGATGACGGTTCCCTACACCGCAGACAAGACATTCCCGCTGGTACAGTACCTTGACGAAA